TGGATAGACAACCCTTATTGAGAATGGTTCCCATTAAGCGGTGATGATGCACCCGACACGCCGTGCTGTGTTGACATGTGCCGTAATGTGTGGTACGCGGATGTGCGCACGGTGAAGCGGTGCGATTGTGGCGTGTCGTGTTACGCGGTGTGGTATATTGAAGAGTAACAGTATAAACACTATTGAAAATAGGAGTGATTAAAATGAGTTTCATGAATTTTGAAGCATTATCTAATTCAATTGATTTTAACGTGAATAGTGTTTACGATGTACTTGTGTATTTCGTTGATATTGCGTCCGATTGCTTAATCGAAACTCGGTTTGTCGATTGTATTGACGCATACGGGTTTAGGGATGTACTTGACGCTGGCGTGTTTTACGTTCCGGGCGCAGTCTGTTTAGGCTATCGTATTGAACGGTGATTGAGAAGAAAGGTGGTATTGTTGATTTGATGCGGCGGGGATTGTGGGCGGGGTGAGGTGTGGTGATGGCCTATTAGCTCAGTGGTTAGAGCGGCATTCTTATAAAATGTGCGTGCCGGGTTCAATTCCTGGATAGGCTACGCGATTGTGATATATTTAGTCATGGCATGTCATTTGATGTGTCATGACTTTTTTGTGAGGTGGTTTGATGGATGTTAGTTCGATTGTAACCGTTGTCGGAAGTGTGGGCTTTCCAATTGTTGCGTGTTGTGGTATGGCGTGGTTTATCGCCACGACGTTTAGCGATTTTAATGATTTGATGACTAAAAACAATGTTTTGACGGAAGAACTTATTGCATTGCTCGAGAATAATAAGGGTGATGGTGATGATACGAATGTGGCGTAGCGTGTTGGCGTGCGTATGCGCGTTATCCTTGCTTTTTGTGCCATCTGCAAGCGCGGACATGCGCGGTGTTGACGTGAGCAATTGGCAGTGTGATATTGACACGTATGCGCTTGACGCTGATTTCGTAGTGGCGGGTGCCACTTGGGGCACGGGCGGTTTTAATAATACTTGCTTAGCTAATGGTGTGAATCAGGCGGCTAACTATCAGTTGGGGCGTGCAGTGGCTAGCGGCAAAAGTGTCGGCGTATATCATTATGCGATGGGGCGTGACGCGAACGCGGAAGCTAATTTTTTCGTGGATAATGTGCGCGGATATGTTGGAAATGCCGTGCTTGTTTTGGATTGGGAGTCTCAGGATAATCCGCAGTTTGGTAATGGCGCGTGGATTGAAACGTGGGTGCGCCGCGTGCATGATCGTACGCGGGTGTGGCCAATTGTTTATGTTCAGGCGTCAGCGCTGGGGCAGCTTACCTCATATGTGCGGGAGCATTGCGGCGTGTGGGTTGCGCAGTATGCGTCAATGAACGTGACCGGTTATCAGGAAATGCCGTGGCTGTATGGTGCGTATGGTGAAGCCATGCGGCAGTACACGTCGAACGGGTATGTTGCCGGTTATGCCGGACGTTTGGACTTGAATTATTTTCGGGGTGAACGTTGGCAGTGGGATGCGTACGCGCGTGGCGACGGTGCGAATGTGGCTGCGCCGGAAACGAATGCTGGCGGCAATGTGTCACAGTCGGTTTGCGTGGTGGTTGCGTCGGGTGATACGTTGTCGGGCATTGCCGCGCGTACTGGACTGCTGCCGTGGCAGTCGTGGCATGGGTATGGGTCGGGTAATCCGGCTGTGATTTATCCGGGTGAAACCGTGTGCTATGGTGTTGCTGGGGCTGCGCGGCCGGACGCTGCGCGTACGCATACGGTTGTGTCCGGTGAGTCTTTGTGGTCGATTTTCGGCGGTGATTGGGCGCGTGTCGCGTCGCTTAACGGTTTGTCTAATCCGAGTTTGATTTATCCGGGGCAGATTTTGCGTTATTGAGAATCAGTATTAATAATCGGTGTGTTGCTTTTTGCGCACGCCGATTTTTGTGCTATAAATATTTATGTCGCCAAAAAAATGGTTGACAGAAAATAAAACAGATACAAAGGATAACAAACATGCGAAAGATTCGTAAGGTAATCGCTGACAGCACCATAAGCTATTATGATCGAGACGGCGTAGCACAGACGTTCCATACCATCGGAAACGTTCGCAACGTTGAAATGGCTATGAAAGCGCTTATGGACGCCGGTATTGTTAACGTGTTGGTTGACGATATCACTGTTGATAAGACAGTGTACGTCATGGACGTTGACACGTTCATTGAGCACGCAGAGCGTGTTGCGGTTGACGTCACCGGCCCCGATGTTGATGAAATCTGAAAGGAACTGAAATGAACGAGGAAAACGAACAGATGAACGAAACCACCGTGAACGAAACCGCACAGAACACCGCTGACAACTATCGTTACATTTGCACGATGGATAACAGCACGTTCGAGGGAAAACGCGCCATCGTTAACGCACGTAACGGCGCGTTGTCGCTGTACGGTCGCGGCGCGGAACCATTGACGGTTGTCGGTGCTTATATCGTGCCAGGCGTACGTTCTCAGACTGGGCAGAAATGCGCGAACGTCTATCTTTTCGGAAAGGACGGCAACACGTATTTCAGTCAGTCACAGGGTATCTACCGTAGCGTGTTGGATATCTACGATATGTTCCCCGATTTCAACGCGCCGGACGGTATCACTGTTGCGGTCAAGCAGACACCGCTGGGTGGTGGCCGTTCCACGAAATCGCTTGAAATCAAGTAGTTCGGAATGAAACAAAAAAGTGCCATACATGTTATGGCACTTTTTTTATAAGGTGGTGAACATGCCTAGAGCACATAAACAAGCGGACATATTGACCGTGAAACGCAAGCGCGTACGTCGCGCGATCAATAGTCTGAAAAAAAGCATTACCGACACCATGCCCGAAAGCGAAGCGAACGCACGGCGTGTTTACATCCAGCGACTTGAAACGCAGTTGAAAAACACGTATGTTGGCCGTGTCCGTAATAGCGGCATGCGCGATGAACTGTATCGGCGTGCGAACGAAACCGCCGATAAGCTCGTGCGACAGGTGGGCGAGGTGCGCGGCGGCAAAGGGCGTGCGAGGGAGCGTGCCCGTTCGTTCAATATTTTTCGTGGGGAAATGCGCATGGCGTCTAAAGGAATGCCTAGCGCGTTGGGAGACCTTGGCCGGGAAAAAGTCAAGGTGTTTTGGCGATACACGCAAAACATATGGCAGAACTCGAACGTTCCGCCGAACAAACGATTAGAGGTCATTATGCAAGCATATGACGCCGATTCACTCAGTGAGCTTTTTGACACTATCATGCAACGAAACGAAAAGGCGTTGGAGTACGCCAAAAACATGAAAATGCATACAGGCGAGTTGGAGGATTACACGGATGTTGAGGGCGGTAGTCCGATCTGGCTTATCGCGGTAACACCTGACGTTGTACGATGAAAGATCGGAAAGACTTTCGGGTGGCGGCGATATTCGACACCGAAACAACGAACATTGGCGATGGCGTCGAAACACGCGCATACCCGATATTGTACATTTTCAATGACATGCGTAATACGTCGGTGGAAGAGTATAATCCCGATGCGGACGACGTGCGTTTCTACCGGCATACCGGCGAAGCGCTTATGTACATTGATGATCTTATCGCGTATGGCACGGCGCACGATTTTATACCGATTATTGCGGCCTATAATCTTATGTTCGATATGCAAACGATCATGCTGGAACTGGCGCAAACGTACACGTTGCACGTCAACGCGCAGACGGCAACGTCCGTGTACACGCTCGATCTGTGCATAGGCGAGAACGAAGACGTGGTGTGCCGCTTTTGGGATACGTTCTATCTTGAAATGGGCGGACTGCGTGCCATGGGCGAGACATGCGGCTTGCCGAAGGCCGTGGGCGACTGGGACTATACGCTTATCCGCACGCCGGAAACGCCCTTGACCGACGAAGAACTGTTCTACGCGCGGCGTGATGTACAGGTGATACCGCAATATCTGCAATGGTTGCTACACGCTAATTCGTGGCTCACGGCCGATATGCTCGGTTGTCGTGTGCTCACCAAGACTTCGCTTGTACGTCAGATGGCACGACGTGAGATCGGTGGCCGTCGCGTCACATTGCGCGACGGCAAGAAACTAACGTTGCAGCGCGCCTTTGAAACCACTTGTGCTCAAGAGTTTCCGAAGAACTATGATTCTTACGCATTACGTAAGGCATGTTTCCGTGGCGGTCTTACCTTCACATCTGCACGAACGGCAAGCATGGTAGTGGATAACGTCGCGTCGCTTGACGTGACCTCAATGCATCACGCTTTCATCAATGGCCGTAGATTGCCGGTGAAATTTGCGCCGACACCACCGGGACTCTTGCAGATAGCATGTGAAAGCGTTGTAGACACGTCGCTTATTGACGTGCTGACGCATTACGATGACCCGTTTCACATGGGCGTGCATGTCGCCGTGCGTTTCACGAATATAAGACTACGCAAGGGTACGTGTTTCGACGCTTGGGGCGTAGCGATTTGCCCGCGCTCGAAATTCGTGCGAACGCTACGCGCGGACACCGATTACGGCAATAACGAGAGAGCGAAGACACAGGATAACAGCATACGCGCGCACGGCTATGTGGACACCGCCGTAAACCCCACATACGCGTTCGGCAAACTATATAGAGCGGATGAATGCGTATTACACGTTAATGAAATTGAATTGTGGAATATCGGGCAGGTGTACGCCTATGACAAAATGCAAGTACTGTACGGCGAAAGCACCACTAAAACCATAATCCCGCCGGATTATGTCACTTTGCAATCGAATATGCTTTTTTCGCGGAAAACCGACGTGAAAAACCTTATCAAGGGCTACACCGAAGGCGTACCATACGCGGACGATATCCCCGAATCGATACCGGAAGGAATCGCCCACGACGCGAAGACAGGCGATTTAAGTATGAAATTCCTGCAATCCTACTACGGGTCCACCGTGAAAGGGCAATTTAATGGCATCTATGGCACACAGGCGCAAGACGTAATGAAGGCCGATTATTGCGTGACGGGAGACGGCGAGCTGGAAGTGGACAGAACGACGGTCTGCACACCCGAGAATTTCGCGGACAAACGTCCGCATACACCGCGCGTGCTGTACACCTACGGTATGCGGATCGTCGCCGGTAGCCGTATGCATCTTATTATTGCCATGATGCTCGTCTATGCGCGGTTGGGTGATAGGGTGACTGTGACGGGCGGCGACACGGATAGTCTCAAAATTCGATGCGATGCGGGCGTGAGCGACGCCGATTTGCTGGAAAGTCTGCAACCGTTGCACGACGCGATCGAAACCGCTATTAACAGAACGATGCGGCGTGTGCGTGTCACCGCGCCGGATATGGCGAGCACGTTGGAGCATATAGGCAAATTTGAAGTAGAGGACTGCGGCGGCACCACCCGATACACGAAGCATATGGAGTTGTGGAACAAAGCACGCGTGAGTCTCGATATAGACGGACGCGTACATGTGACGTGCGCGGGATTGCCGCGGCCTGACGGCGCTTACACAATTGAGGAGTTTTTGCATGACCTTATAGTGGGTGGGTGTGATTTTGCCGAAGCCGTCGGAATATCGCTCGGCTATGACGTGCTTGTGGACCATGCTATATGCCATACCTTGCAACGCAACCGACCGCACGTGTGGGACAGATATGTAGGCACCGTCACTGATTATCGCGGCGAGACGACGCACGTGGACGTGCCCGAAGCGATCGGGCTATACCCGTCGGGGCGATGGTTGGGTGAATCCGATAAACAGGCAAACGAAGAAAACATTACGTATCTGCAAACCACGTATAATAGACATGTGGAGACAACACCACGTGAACTTACATTAACGAACGGGAAACCAAGGATTGTGAGCATAGATGGCGAACTACTATTATGATCGACTCAGAACACAGATATTGCCGCGCAATGCTGACGTTAATCTGATAATCGGGGCGCGCGGCCTTGGTAAAACCTATGGCGTGCGTCGGTATATGCTGGAGGATTATATTAAAAACGGTATCTGTTTTGTGGAGGTCACTAGATACCGTGAGGAAAACAACGACGTAGCGGCGCATTATTTCGACCGGATAATAGAAGATAATATTTTTCCCGAATGGGATTTCAGAGTACATAACAAGGTTGCCGAAGCACGTCGCACCGGTGCTAAGGAATGGTGTACGTGCGGTTATTTTATTCCGTTATCATTACAACAGCAGAAGAAAAAAAGTACTTATGTGCGAGTACGCAATATCTGCATGGATGAAATTATTATTGACACCGATGACCGCTATCACCGATATCTAAAAAACGAATACGAACAGTTGGCGAAACTTGTTGATACCGTCACGCGTGAACGCGCCGACGATACCGAACTGCGCAAACCGCGTATCTTTTTGCTGGGTAATGCGTGCGATGCCTTCAACCCGTATTTTCAACATTATGACGTGCCCTTGGAGCCTGAGTTCGGTTTGCAGTGGCTCGATGGTAAAACATGCCTTTTCGACTACGTGCGAGATGATGCATATGCCGCGCAGAAAACCAAGAGCACCGTGGCCGGACGAATGCTGAAACACAATAGTGATATGTCGGCTCGGAATCGGTTCGAGCACCACGACACCGATTTTTTGATGAAGCCGCACGCACACGCAAAATTGTCATATGTAATTCGATGGCTACACGTTGAGTATGGCGTCAGTATTGATCTACGATGTGGATACGTCTTTATCACCACGACATACGATAAGATGACACGTGTGCCTTATTTTGCCGTGACAAGGGATGATAACCGGCTGAACTATCTCACTGCGTCCGTCGCAAAGGATATTATCAAGAATCTTACTGCATATTATGCCCTTGGATATCTGCGATACGACACGATCGAGACGCAACACGCTATATCCGAGATGTTGCGCGTATTCGGTGTAAAATGATCGTGGCATACCAAGACGAGGTGTTGTGGCGAAGATGATAAAACATTATCGTTGATACCAACGGTTGACTCCGGCGACGATATGGCCGTGATCGGTAAACGCGCCGTCCATTGTCACGAATCATGTCGCGCTTATGCTAATATTGAGCCGTACCGGCGTATATCGTACCGGTACGGCTCTTTTTCATATGAAAGGAATGCTAATGGACGATGAAACCACCGAGGAAAGGGACACCGCCGAACGCGATGATCTGACCACCGACGAAGCGCATCGTGCGGGCGAGTTCGATGGTCTTCGGGACATGCTCACGTCGATAGGCGATAAACTCAATGATGTTATCGAACGTATCGGCGCTATTGATGAACGTATTGATGGCATCTATGACAAGTTCGCGGATTCTGTGTCGCAGATGGTTGAAAACGGTGCGACCGTCCGTGAGGACGATGCGGCGGAAGCAATAGCCGATGCTGCCGCGAACGATCTTGAAAACCTTGATTACACGCTCTGAATAAACGGATAGGAGATATTTATTATGGCTGTGGACAATGCGACTATTTTGGATAAGGTACGCCTTAAGGGTACTGACGATTATCAGCAGCGCGTGCCGAGCGCCACGCAAACGGGCGTGGCGAACACCGCGCGATATCTGTTCGACCCCATGAACCGCCAATATCTGAATGATTGCGTATGGAGCATGGTTAACCGAATTGGCCTTACTGTGATGGCGCAGAATGAACCTTTCGAGAACATGCTCTCGATATTTAAAAAGGAAAACCTCTACTGGGGTTCGACCGTTCAGGAGATTGCCGTCAAGTGGATTAAGGCGCATGGATACAAGGACGATGCCGAAACTCTGTTGAAGATGCACCGTCCCGAAGCCGCCGTGTGGTTTTATGAGATGAATCGTAAAGATCAGTACCCGATCTCTTGGACTGACGACGAACTGCGTCAGGCGTTCGTGGATGATTACGGTCTGAATCGTTTCATCGCGCAGATTATGGAAACGCCGCGCAACAGTGACAATTACGACGAAATGAACATCATGCTATCGTTGATTAGTCACTACGAGCAGAATCTTGGTTTTTATAAGGTTCATCTTGATGCGGCACCGACCGATGAAGCGTCGGCCAAGGCGTTGCTTAAGTCGTTGCGTGCGACTGCGGGGCGTATGCGTTTCCCGAGCACACAGTATAATGCTCTTAATGTTAACGATATTCCGGCGTATGCTAATCCTCAACAGATGGTGTTGCTTATCGAGCCGGAATATCTCGCATCGCTTGATGTTGATGGTTTGTCGGCGGTGTTTCAATTGGATAAGGCCGACGTGCCGTATCGTATTATTCAGGTGCCGAGTCTTGGCATTCCTGGCGCGGTGGCATTGCTTGTGTCCACCGATTGGTATCAGGTGCGCGACACTCTTTATGGCACTACGCAGTTCTACAATCCGCAGACGCTTTCTAACACAATGTACCTGAACCACTGGGGCATCTATGGCGTGTCCCCGTTCACGCCGTGCGCGTTGTTCACGACCGATGCCGGTACTTCCGTCAAGGTTGTCACGCAGGCCGTGACGGGCTTCTCGCTGACTCCGACGACCGATACCGTTGCGGCGGGCGATGTGCTTCAGCTCACGCCGAAGCTCACCGCCACCGTCACGCCGACGGGCACCGCCATCGAGGTTGCGCCGAACGCCGCGACTTATGAGGTTTCGGCCACGCACGCCGCCGCGGGCGAAGCCGCTGGCGCTGCGTTCGACCTGAACGTGAATACCTTCGTGGACGATCAGGCGCGCTTGCATGTCCAGCGCGACGGCCTTGTAAAGGGTGATGTTATCAAGGTGACGGGCACCGCGACATACATTAACCCTAACGACGAAACCACGGAACACACGGCCACTTGCACGTTCACCGTCGCGTAGTCTTCTAACATGTTAGTATCGGGGATACCGGAAAAAACCGGTATCCCCCGATTCTGTATGTGAAAGAGATACATAAAAATGAAATTTCCGCACTTAGACGGCGCGACACCGTTCCCCGGTGCCGATGCGCACGTATACGAGCAATACACCAATGTCTACGATTATCACATGTGGACTCCGAACACCAAGATCAAGCTGTGCCGTGTGAAGTGGCGCGACGATGGCCGCGATGCGGTGAAATTCAGAGACGATGGTGCGCGTGATGCGTGGATCGACGCATTGGACGGCGAAGCCGTGACGCTCGATACTAGCATGTATATCGCACGTGCCGACACAGACGGCGTGAAGATACCCGTGCCGTACATGACCGCGCAACGCTACAACTACCTTGTAGTGGACTTCAGCGCGGATATCATGCGGTCGCCCTTGCAACAGACGGATTGCCAGACTCGTTATCACTATTTCGTCACGCGCATCACGGCGGAAGCACCGAACACCACCACACTCGTACTGCAACGCGACGTATGGATGGACTACATAAACACGACCACGATAAACGGTTTGCTATTGGCACGTGGTCACGCACCGCTCACTGAGACGACACCGGCGAAACTTTTGGCTGATCCACGCGCGAAATGCCGCGATTTTACGCTGCCCGACGTCGATTATGGCAACGCGGCGTCGAATATCAGGAAAAGCACGCCGTACAATCTGCAAAACGGTGCAAGATACATCTGTTTGGCCGCGACGTTTTCACCCGAGCAACTGCAAGCCATGTGCGGTGTACGCGGTACGAACATCACGGACAGCGACCCGACATATACCAATGATGACGGAACGGTTGGCGGTTTCGCGTGGGGTGCCGGAAACGTTTCCACGTCAAACGTCACCGGCGCGGGCACCGCTTATAATTCCGTCGATAATCTCACCGCAAGCAACGTGACCATGTACGCGCTCGAATCGTCCAAGATATCGGGCGATTATTTCGACACGCTTTTTACGTATTATCCACACATCATGTCGCAAATTACAGCGGTTTTCGTCGCCACCGCGAACATGATGCGACTTGGCGACACCGTCAGTGTGAACGGTGTTGAATGGTATGCGGTCAGCGGAACGCGAACGAAGCTAGCTAATATCGATTTAACTACGGATGATTTTGGATACACCACTGAATACGCTCGCATAACACGCTTGTATCTTGCGCCTTACGCGCACTTGGAGGTCAGCGACAATATTGGCAATAAAACACGTGTCGAAATAGCGGACTGCGGACGGCTCTCGGTACAGACGGTTACATCCCTCAGTTATCCGGTATTGCGGCAAATCGCATGGCTTGACGGTATCGGTGCCGACGGTGATACGTCCATTAGTATTAATGCAATCGACAGCACTAGTATTATCGCCGACGTGCCGAACGCGGACGTGTTCAAAACGCTTATATCGCACGACATACCCACCTACGCGTTGCAACGTCGCGCGATCGATGCGCGCCGTGCCGATTCGTATAATCGAGAGGTTGCACAAGCACGCGAAAACGCCATTATATCGTACGAAAACGGCGCACGCTCGGCAAACACGGCGCGAGATAACACGTATCGCAGCAGCGCCGCAGCGGTATCGAACACGGCGCGTGCCAACCAGCGTGACATCGCGATGAAAAATGAAGCCAATAGTGTGCGTACTGATAATCTGACATATTCGACCACGCGGCAGAACGATGATTTAAATACCGCCACAATCAAGATAAATCTTGATGTCGCTCAGGATAACACGCTACAGAATAAGGCGTTTATAGAGGGGTCTCAGACTCAAGCGTTATCAAGCGTCGCTAGCGCGATAGGCACAATGGCCGGCGCCGCGTTGGTAATCGGCACCGGTGGCGCGGCGTCACCGTTGGTTGCCGGTTCCATGGCCATCGGCAGCGCTGCACTGCAAGGCTACAATACCGGTATCGCCATAACCAATGACAAAGAACTCAACCGCACCTCCAATGATGTCGCCAATACAAAAGCGAAAAATGCAAACAGAGCGAACAGCGAACAGACACAGCATTCGATAACGCAAGCAACCAACGTGACAACTCGCGCGAACGCACAGGCCGACCGTAACAACGAATACGCTACAAGCGCTGCAACTGACATGACCGCGACAAGCGCGAACACGACGAACGCGAACGCGTCGGCGTCGCGCAATCAGAGCGTGGATAATGCCAAACGTATCATGATGAACACGCGTTCCAACGTTAACGCCGCATGGCGTGACTTGCTCAACCATGCCGCGCAGCCCGTTGGCACGTATGGCGGCGACAATTTCAAACAAGCTACAGGGCTTGACACACTGACCGTTAAAGTCGTCACCGAAGACAACGGCGCGATAGCGGCGGCGGGTGACTACATGTTGCGCTACGGAATCGCAAGCAACAAACTGTACAACAAACCGAATCTCACACCTTGCAATCACTTTACGTATTGGCAAGCGGGAGACGTGTGGCTGACCAACAACCTCGCCGGAAACGACGCGCTCGATACGATACGGGAGCGATTGACCGCCGGTGTTACAATTTGGAATGACCCCGACGAAATCGGCGGCGATTATCTCACCGCTAATCTCAATCAGTAAAAGGAAAAGACATGGGACGCAAACGAACACACAAGCAACCCCCGACACGTGCGGCCCTGGGCGAAAAAGGTTTGCCGGTATGGCAGCAGTCGCAACAGATCAACTCGCAAGCGTATTTTACGGCATATTCACAAATGCTCAATATCGCGTTATCGCGCTTCAAATGGCTTAACTTACCGAAGACGTGCAACGCGTGGTTTCTTGAATACAATCTGTTGTACTACGGTTATGCCACTATCGCATACCCACACAGTAAGCCGGGCGTGTTCTTCTCCACGCAAGCCGTCGTCAACTCCAATTTCAACGTCTATTATCGTCCGAAAAAATGGACTTCATACGGTATTAACGGATGGCATTTCGACGTGGACAATTCCAACGGTGTATTTATCTACGCCAACAAGGCGCGCACACCATTGGTGCCAACGCTCGAATTCTTCGCCCATGAGATAGAAGACTTGTACCTGACGCGCCGGCAGAATCGTTTCCACCAAAAAACACCGTTTATTCTTGAGGTTCCCGCGGGACAGCAAACGGCGGGTGTAAACGTGATTAAACAGATATCGGGCGGTGAAATGGCGATCATGGCGACCCCCGGTTTTACCGATAGCATGAAGGCGCAAGTGTTAAAAACAGGTGTCGAATATATCGGCATGGAATTGCAGAACGATATTCAAAACACTTGGAACGCATTCTATCAAGCGTTGGGCATCAAGAACCTACCCATGAAGATGGAACGTCAGACAGCGGACGAAATAAACGACTACGGCGAACCGACCGACCTTCGCGCCTTATCCGAGCTTGAGGAACGTCGCGCCGCGTGTGACGTACTCAATACCCGTTTCGCAAAATACCTAGACAAGCCTATAGAGGTGGTGTGGAACCAGGACAATATCAGCAAGAACTACGATTACATGACAAATCTTCAAGAACAGGAAGAGAGCGACAATGACACCATATGACACGATACCGGCATACGAGCCAAGCGAACCGTGCGACGATTTTCACGCCGTCGCTACGATCACGTTGGGTGAACTGCTCACCGGTGGCGGTGTTGACTGGACACAGCCGGAATGGTCATGGCGCGACGATGCCTACAATGATGCGCAGTATGCGCGTTGTTGTCGCAAGATAGAAAACCGTTATTATGATCGTGAATTAGGCGTAATGCCACCGAGCAGATGGCGAAGGCACCTCATACGTCTAATAAGCGAGTTTATGCCGGTGCTGAAACCGCTCTACGATCTTGCGGACGGCAATCCCGGCATGTTCCTGGCGGACGCCGACACGTGGCACAAGATGCGTACCGTGTTCTCGGACTTTCCGGCCACGCAATTGCAACCGAGCCAGGATTACGCAAGCAATGCCACCGATACGCAATATGAAACCGTTGTCAATGGCAATTACATAGACAAGATAAAGGCGATACGGCAAGGCGACTACGTGGACATCGACGTGCTACTATTGGAGCATCTAGAGGAATGCTTTAGCCCCTTATGGACGGTGAACATAAACAACTATTAGGAGGTATAACACATGTTCCCACTTCCCTTGTACAGCGTATGGCCATATACGCCGGCCATACCCGCATTCTACTGGAATGCCAAAAGCACCGAAGAGATAATAAAATATCTAGCGTGCGAGTACGACCATATCACCGCATATTTCGACAAGCTCGCCACCGATATAAACAACACGCTAGCCGACTATGATGCGCGCATAAAAAACATCGAATCGCACATAAACGACTACGCGATAGCCATAGCACAAATACAGGAACAGATAGAACACATAGGAAACACACAGCTATTGTGGAACGTCACAAAAGGCGAGTACACCGATAGCAAGACCGCGATGCGCGACCTATACCGCGAACTGGCCGTATACGGTGCGCGTGTCACGCAAATAGCCGATATTAACGCCGGCGAACTAGCCGAGCACCGAACGGACGAAACGCCCGCAATCGGCAACCTTACCATATTCGACGACACCACGCCACGTGTCACTAACCCAACCACTGGCGAACAATATCCACCGTTGGCATGAAAGGATAAATCATGGTTAACACCACGAATTACGCACTGGAAAAATACGAAGCGGGAAATTCCGCAAATCTACTTGACCAATACAACGGGTCAATGGACAAAATCGACGCTGCGATAAAAAGCGTCAGCGATAAAGCAGACCTGGCGATGAACCACAACGTGCTACCGGACGGCCTAGCCGCATTCATAAAGGCGCTAGGGCTGACAGCAACTAACGCGCAAACTCTCGGTACCACTCTCAACCACATATTAAACCGCACCGGCACAGAAATATTCACCGTCACCGATCTTAGCAACCTCAAAAAAACCGCAGAGGGCTATCCAATTCCACCAACCAAATAAAGGCGTACACTCATGGCATCACAAACACCGTTCTATCATCTGCCACTATACGAAACCGGCGACCTAGCCGACCTACGCGACGGATACAACGCTGCGATGCGCACACTCGACCGCGTAATACATCAACTAAAAGTCCAGGAAGAAATAAATCACCCTTCAAATCTTCGAAAGGACAGCTAACATGACCGACTACACAACCAATTTCAATCTCGAAAAATATCAAAACGGCGACGCGGCCAACCTCAATGACCAATACAACACGTCAATGAACATTATTGACGATACTCTATACAAAATCAACACTAACACCAACACTGCGGGCGGTAAAGCCACGCTAGCGCTAGAAACAGCACAAAACAACAACAAAAATCTAACGGCATTAGGCGTAACCGACACCAAAACCGCAACACAGCTCAAAAACAAAATAGACACAACCGCAACAAACCTCACTGCTACAACCGAAACCGCGAACAACGCGACTGACAACCTCAACGCATTAGGCGCGAACACCGTAAAAAACGCGACTAATCTTAAAAACCGTATAAACGATACCTATACAAAAAACGAAAGCGACGCTCGATATCTAAAAACACCGGTCACACAAGATACGCTAATTGCAATCGGAGACAGCTATTTCGAGGGGTTCCGAACAACTAACCCCGCAACCGATAGCATGATAGTAAAAGCGGCGCAAAAACTTGGATTGAAATGCAACAATTACGCAGTCGGCGCTAGCGGCTTCATCACCGGCACAACATTTCTCCAGCAGTTACAGAAAGCTAACAGCGCGACAACCGATAAGACTAAAATCAAATACGTTGTAATCGGCGGCGGACGTAATGATGCATACAACAAACTGAAAGAAAGCGACGTTGCAACAGCGCTCACCTACGCTAAAACCAATTTCCCATATTCAAAAATCGTTTTCATACCAATGATGTACGATAACACTTGGCCGACCCGCGATGACGGACAAAAATACGGTATCATGTGCGCCGGTGGCCGCAACGCAAACGTGCTCACAGTCAAGGACGCGCCATCATGGGGTCTCTACTATTACACCGGAATGACAGACATACACCCAAACACTGAGGGGTCGGAAATATACGCACAATACATAGCGACCGCAATTCAAACTAACGCAACGGCAATGCCGCGCGTAGAACGCCATATAGACGTAACACTTCCGGGCGTAACGGACGGTACATTCTCAGTATTCATTAACGGGCTAGACATATCCTACGTATTCCGAGGCAATAAAACAGCATGGAATCAAAACACTTTCGCCACCGTAAACAAGTCAAACACATGGGGTGCGTGGATTATGCTTATGGGTTTTCTCGATGATGGCACACCGCTTAAACTGAAATTCGACGGTATGAATTTCAGCATCATAGACGTGGTAACCGGAACCGGAAAAGCCGGTGTCGTCAACTTTGCATACAATATGAATATATTCGAACACAACTGACAAATAACAATTAACCCGATAGGTTTTTTCCTATCGGGTTTTTATATGTCAATCGCCGTTATCATTCATCGTCAACCGCAACAACATATGACCGACACTTACCAATTTTATCGCGACGACACACGAAATCAAAATCACAATCACCATACATACTTTCAAGTACCGTAGTGAGAGCAGAATCAAACGAAACCACACTATCATCAATATCACCACAATCAGCAACAGTAGTCTTAAACATACCGTCAATATCAACTTCGTAGATATTATCTTCTTCAATTTCAGTGACATAAGCATTAACTTTAAACATTTTATTTTTCCTTTCCTTAACTTGACACCCCTATAATACCACACCGCGTAACACGACACGCCACAATCGCACCGCTTCACCGTGCGCACATCCGCGTACCACACATTACGGCACATGTCAACACAGCACGGCGTGTCGGGTGCATCATCACCGCTTAATGGGAACCATTCTCAATAAGGGTTGTCTATCCA